AAGTTGAAGACCATCGCGCAAGTTGCGCAACACGACAGGTGTTTGCCTTGCAATGGCCCTCGCGATAAAGGGTTGGGCAGCGTGGTGCTTTGTGCCCAGTTCAGTGAAGTGAGCACGCCAGCCAGCAAGCTTGCTTTCGCGGACAGCTCCCACCCTGATACCAAAGACACCTGGAGGCACCTTCAGCAATTTACGTGAACGGAAGGAGTCGCCGAGCAAACCAGTATCGACGGGAGCGCTTTCGCTCATGTCCTTACGTGCGGGCTCAGCAGACTGCTTCATAACCTTGATGATGGCGGCCTGCCTCTGTTCGAGGGTACGGCCACGCTGGAGAGCACGCATCAGCTGACGCATCTCTACAGGGTCCAAGTGGATGGTGGACCTGGTGCCGCGACCGACGATAGGACGCCTAGCCATCAGGTTGTAGGATTGGTTCCCCCGTCAAAATCGCGGCGACGTGCGCGGATGCGCATGCCCTCACGACGACCAAAGGGGAGAATAGAATAAACATCGAAGTCTGCGCCGTTCCATACGATACGCATGTCAAAGTCAACGCCCGACACCCACCGTGTGATGAACTCAATCTTGAGCTCACCCGAGGTCTGACGGTCATCGCTAAACTCACTAGCACCAGCCGATGGTGTACCCAGAGCCAAGATGCGACAACGCACCCCCGACTTAAAAACGGAGTACGACTCTACCACGTCACCATACGTGTTCACCGTATTGCTACGCTGGTAGATGTCAATCTTCTCTGTCAGTGAGCCTGCCTTCATCAGAACTGTCTTACGCTTTGCATGAGACGCTTAACGCCTTCTTTGACTTCTGTCGTGATGCCGCCGATGTTTTCGGCTTCACGCATGTTGTAGTAGTGACCAACCAAGAGCAGAGCCGCCTGCTTGTACTGCCGAGGCAGAGCAGACAGCAGAGTGCCAGAGGTAAACGTCATCTTGATAAGGTCGCGGTTAAACTCGCTAGGCTCATCCAGCAACTCCACGATGTCATGAAAGTTGACAACCATGGGATAGCGATGAGTCAGGACGATGTACTTGTCAGAGGTGGCCTCGGCAATGTAGTCTGACGAGAAGCTGTCTATGATGTTGCCAGAATAGGTGTTATCCTTCTTGCGGTAAGCAACAGTTACACTAGCTACATTCTGACACTTGGGAATGATTATGTCACCACTCTGCACCTCGCCCTTGTCCAAGTACACCGCTACACTAGAGACCCCCAGCACGCGATTGCTGAGCTCCTGCATGTAGTCGATAGCAGCACTAAGATAAATCTTCAACAGGTCGTCCTCCGAGTCGTCAATGGCACGCACGTGGTTACGGAGCAATGTCAAAGCGGTGGCTTCGTTTGCATCAAACAACGTGGTGTCAGTGGTGGCCTGTCGAGTAATCTTAATGTTCATGCTGTCTTGGGTGTAAAAAAGGGGCCAGGCCAATTCCCGGCCCCAGTTTTAGTTAGGTGTTATCAGGCTCCGTCGAACGAAGTCAAGCCGTGGAATCCGGCGTCGTTCAAGACCTTGAAGTCCTTGTACACGTTGCACACCATACGGACCACACCGTTCTCGGCGTTGGTGTAGGGGTCAACGAGGATGTTCAAGCCACCCCAGTTGCACTGGACCATGTTAGCGTTGTCCACCATGTAGATGTTGGCACTAGTCACGCTAGAGCTCACAGTTGCGTCGTAGCCCAACACAGAGCGACGGCCAGCGGGAGAGCCAGCGATGAGCAAGCCAGAACCTGCGTCCATGCTCACCTCGCGAGCCTGACGGTAGGCACCTGCTCCAGCCAAAACGCGAACGTTTTCGAGTGGGATGTCATTGGTGAGCATATCAGCCTCGATGTCGAGGATGTCGCCGAGAGAGTCAGCACCAGAAGCGGCAGTGGTAGCTGCGGCAAGGATGGCAGCGTGGACATCATCGTTGTACTTCTCGTCGAGAGCAGCACGGATGTCGCGAGCCATGAATGAGCCCATGTCGTCAGCGGTCTGAGCCAAGAGCTGCTCAGTCACACGAGTGTATGCAGCGTAGCGCACTGGCTGAAGCTTGACCTCGGTGAAGGTAGCACCCTCCTGAGCTACAGCAGCACCCTCGTTTGGCTTGTGAGCGTCAACCTCGTTGGCTTGCACGCTGAAGGCGATGTCGCCAGTAGCGTTGTTGATGGTCCGCACACCCATGGCAGTTGCGATGTCACCAGGGCGGTAAGCAGCAATCAAACCAGCATCCTGAATACCGATGGTATTGTTGGCGTGGTTCAAGGTGCCATTGGCAGTAGCTGCCACACCCATGGGGTCAGTGTCAGCACGCAGCACAAATGAAGGAACAGAGAAGCCTCCGCTCACGTTCACCTTTGCGTCTGAAAACTCACTGCGAGCCTCTTGGCTCATTTCGGCCTCCAAGCCAGTCAAGCCGCCCTTGGCAGCCTCCTGGATAGCCTTTCCGAAGGAGTAGCGCTTCTTGAGCTTTCCCTCAGTGTCGCCCATGCCTTGAATGATGGCCGGGGCTGGATTTTTCTCTTTCATGTTTTTTGAATTTGAGATGTTATTATTACGAGCCTCCGGCTCAGGGTTTTCGTTGTTGGCGCAATCGCCGTCACAGTTGCAGTCACCACATTCGGGGGTTGATGCAGACCGTTCCTCTTCTTCTCCCTCCTCTTCCTCTTCGTCCTCCTCTTCGCTCATCCGCTCTTCTTCCTCTTCCTCTTCCTCTTCGTCCTCATCCTTCACACCGTCGTAATCGGAATCGTAGCCTGGAGCGCGTTCTTCTTGCTCTTCTTCTTCGTTCGTCTCTTCCTCGCGAACCTCTTGGTCCTCAAGTTCGTTGCGAACTTCTTCGTCTTCTATTTTCAAAACTTCTTCGTTTTCGAGAGCCAGCTCCATGGAGCGTAAGCCCACCTCTGTGGTTGGATAGGCTCCCTGTGTTGTGGGTGAAACATCGAACAGCAGTCCGACCTTATTGATAGTGCGCAGGTTCACTCCGTCATCGCGCCGTTCCCAGTTGTCATCCTCGACGGTAAAGCCGAAGCTGCTGGTACCAACGTTGCCCATGCGGATATTCTCTGCGAGGTCTTTCGCGTAGCTCTGGTTGCCCAACTCGAAGCTATACCGCAAGCCACGCTCGTCCACTGTCAGCTCCAGGCCGCGACCCACACGGGCCAAAGGCTGGTTCATATCGTGGTTGAACAAGGCAACGGTATTGCTCATGTCGGCGCCATCAAAGGCTCCCTTAGCTACACGCTCAGCGAATGCGCCACCGATAACAGTCTCGTCCTCGAAGACAGCTGCATAACCGCTAACGGCCATTGGCTTACCCTCCTCGGAACGAACCTCGAAACCCGCGTCGACAAATCGCTTTTCTACGTTTTTTGCCATTGCTATTATTTTGAGCTCAAGGGATGGCCGCTAGGGAACAAGTCCGTATCGTGTTTGCCACTCCTAAAGCGTTCGTTCTTCAGGGCGTACAGGAACGAGTTCACCCGAGCATACGCCCATTGCTCAGGTGACTTTACATTTGGACGAACACTACCTGGGTTCGTCTTGTAGGCACCTACCCCGCGCTTGAAAACGGAGGTAAGGGTGCGCAGGGTTGTCTTCTTATGGGAGGCGTCTACAGCATCGTTGTGGTCGTCGACCTTCTTCTGCAAACCCTTCTTCACATCTCCGCTTACTTCGCTACGACCTTCGGCCTTGTTGATGATACCGCTGCACCAGCTACGCATAGAGGTGCCACCCCAAGCCGCGTACATCACACTGCCGCAAATCTCCTTTCCGTCCTCGTCGGTGAACTTGCCTTGGTTGTAGGTCTCAGCACGTGAGAGAAAAGAGAAGGTGCGCTTGATGGTAGACAGAGAAAGCTTCTCGCCAGACGAAATCTGATTAGCACGCTCCCACCCCACAGGGGTTCCACACTTGCTACCGTTTTTGTCACGGTGGCGCAGGGCACGCCGAGCGGCTGCCTTAGCTGAAGATGGGTACCCTCCGTAGGTCTGAGACATTAGGACAAGTTGTGAGCCTTGCGATTAGTACGC